GAGAAATTCTTGGGCATTTCTTATCTCATGCTGCCAAAAATAGACAGGATCAAGAGGAATCTCACTCTTGATTCGCATAAGCAAATTCAAATACGCCTCCGCTTCCTTCACCTTTACGTAGCGATCTATCAAACTTGCGACAGCATCGACAAAAAAGACCATTGAATGCAGTATTACATTTCCAGGCTCAGGTCGACTTCCTAGAAAGTAACTGGAAGCGACTCGTTCCGCTAACTCCCGGCTCGTCTCTGGCGAGTTGCTCATTTTTCTGACACCAGGGGAGAATTCCGTTTCATCATACTCTCAATCTCTTGCTTGTCTTTCTCTTCAATCGCTTGTTCTAAGAATTGAGTGAACACCGTTTCTGCTATCGGGTTAGCTCTGAGCCACTCAACGTTGAGTGTAAGCTTCGCTACTTTTTCTTGACAGGCTGCCAATTCCGCCCGCGCTTGGATTAGCAAACGCGTTTCTTTTTCAAGCAGAGTCTCGGCCCGCTTTACCGAAGCAGGTTCTTGCTGCTTCGCTGGTGCTGTTGCTTGCTGTGCCATACCGGTCTCCTTTCTGCATTTGTGGAACCACATTCATGGCTTCCAATTCTTGACCGTCTCTTTCGCCACGACTGGGTCAATCTCCATTCCGAGATCGGTGGATTTGAAGCCGGGGAATTTTTGCTCATACTGTTTGCTCAAGTGTTCCGCCTCGTCGATCAGTTGCTTTTGGAATTCCTCTCGCGTAAAAATTTGTTTATCGAGCAGGAGTTTCGTAAAGACGTTTATCTCCGCTCTCATCAAGATCGTCACTTCGCGATGATCGCGGACGGCTTGAGATTCCGGGTCCTCGATTGAACGGGTTCCAAGCTGCCATCCAGCAAACGTACTGCGCCACTTCGTTAGACGGTTCAGTGTGGCTAGAAGTTTCTCTTCGAGGTTCATATCTTAGGCTCCGATGCCTCTGTAGGCTTGGTCATTTTATTTCCGCCAAGCTAACTTTGAAATTCATTTTGTTCCACCGTTTTGCAAATCGAGTTTTGGACATTTCCACCATTTCTTCGAACGTGAAAGTACCCTCGGCAAAATAGGTGCTGTTGCAAGCGCCGCGCGTATCGACCGAACGGTCCCAAAATGACAGGCACGTCCAACCGTTTTTGTGATGCAGTAGCGCCTCGCCTTCGACTTCACGCCCGTGCTCCCAGTGACCTCGCTTGTCATAACAACGGGGTTGCAACTTGCCGTCAATCTCCCAATCTTTCCACGGAAGGCTGTTTTCGACTTCACGGGTAACACGACCACCGTGTTCAGACCAAAAGAAATGTCCAGCCTGATCCCAAGGTCCGAAGTAAAACATCCGCGGATTTACTTTGTTCATCAGCTCACCATAACAATAGGCAGAGGCTGCCATAGCTTTTTCTTTCAATGGTTTGAAAATGTGGAAGGCCAGCCCTCATTCCCGAGGTACTGGCCCCCACGAAATATCATCTATCTTTGAGAATAGATAATGTTCGAAGGCTTCACGCTAGGCGAAATCATCTCCCGATGGCTGTAACTCTAATCCCGACGCTCTACCACTGAGCTACCCGCGATCAAAACAGTCACCCTTCCCAATTGACCGCTTTGATCGCGGGGCAGGATTTGAACCTGCGCCTTCGGTTTTATAAGCCAACGTAGTGACCCAACCCATGCTCCTCCTAAAATCTTTGGGCGAAATCAATCTGAATTCTGTAAAGCTAAGTCCATCAATCTCATTACTACTGAATCTGGGCAACTTCGGTTCGTCACCGAAGAGCGCCCAAACTTGTTCAGGCCATCACCAGCTCCAAAGCTTGTACCCCATTCGCCTTCTTAACCCTGTCTCTCCTCCTGATTTCTGCTAAAAGGATCGGAATCAGAATTCTAAGTCGTTGCCCATCCGAGGTATCACCTAAATTTCTATAGGCCTTTTCCGCTACTCTTGCTCCCGGCAGCTGCTTAGCCAATAAGTAATGAGGCTCTCCCATCACATCATACGTGGGATCTCTCACCACAATGCCTCGTGGAGCATGGCCGGCGCACTTAATCGTAGCCATGCCTACTAAACAACAGCAACTATGAAACGACAGCTTGCCCGATTGCGCATGAGCCAAAGTCATTGTCAACTCCTCGTCCCCCATGCTCCAAACGAGGAAGTTTCTGATATCCTGCTTTCCCTCTTGTGTACGTGTCATTGTTCTTCTCCTTTAGGCAGAAGCTGCCATGGCTTTTTCTTCCAATGGTTTGAAAATATAGCTCAACAGGGCCTCTCCTATCTTCTTCTCCTTCACATCCACCTCTTGTTCATTGGCCCTAGCACGAGCTTTCTTGATGGCCCTCGTTAACTTATCCAATCTGTCCAAGACCGCTGCCTTCTTCGCTGGCGTGATCATAGAGGACCATTCTTGCTCTTGCACCATGCCAACCGAGACATCTTCAAACAGCTTCTCCACTTGCGCCGGATGCTCCTTCGAAGCCGGCACCATCACCACCGGCTTGAACTCTTTCTTGGTTCTGTGTTTCCGAACCTCTGTCGCCTTGTAATACCCGAAACCTTTCTGTTCATCCGGCAAAAATCCCTTCGCAGGATCGAGCGTAGGAATAGACGTAATCAAAGTTCTCAACTCATCCATTCTGTGCTCCAGCCTCAGCAGAGACGTTGCTGGCACTTCTTTGAGAATCGTCTCCTCATCTTCCGTAATGACATCCGCCTTCGCAATCGTATTCGCAACATCTATCTGATGGGAAGCATCCAGCCCTTTTGCCAAGATGGGGCACAGCCAGTCTATTTCTTTCTTGACTGTAGTCTGAATGTCTGATTGCAATTCTGTCTCTGGAGCCGCCCCATCTGTAATCGGCTTGAATGTCACGATCTTCATCGAGAAAAGATGTTTCTTGTCGTCAAACGTTTTCTTCAACTCCGTTCTCGTTTTCCCAGCCTGATTTTCATAATTCTTCTCTACGGAAAGCAACTCATGCAACTTCGTAGGCATCTGTCTTCTCCTTTTTCAGTCTGCTAATAAGTCTAAGGCCAAACCTTGTAATTCTGTCTATCATTAAATCTCTTCGGAAATAACTTGCGCCAAAGATACAACGTCAGATTCCTCTCCGACACAGGAATCAACTCGTCGTTCCCTTCGTAAAACGTGTACGAGCAGCATATGTCGTCTATAGTCTTACCATCCACTGCCTCACCGAAAGGTGTTCTCATCTTTCCAGAAAATAGAGTAGCATTAATCTCCGGAGCCAACCTTTTAACCAAGTCATACGCTCGCTCATTAGCCTCCAGCGATGGGGCGGAGTAGGAACGTTTCTTCCAAGCCAAGGTCAAATTTTTCCACCGCTTTTGCCCCTTCTGCCGTAGGCGTGACCGCTGCCCAACCTTCTGAAATAGCTTGATCAAAAAGGCCATGAGCGACCTCCACTTGTTTCTCATCTCCTACCTCCCACTCTGCTACTATCGTATCTCCCCTCGCACTGAAAATCTTAATTTTATGTGTCATCTTTCTTCTCCTCTCGTTTAGACTTCCATCAATTCCACTTCTTCCTGCTTCACTTCTACTACTTTCTCCCGAAAGTTAGGGTCAACGCTATCCAACCACTCCGCCAATCGTTCCAGGTTCCAATCTCCCCTTGTCATCACATGGTAATTAAACAAATGAACGAGCTCTAAAACTGCACACCCCTCCATATCGCTACGAAGCCCCCACTGCCCACTATCGCCCATCAACCTTTCTTCTTTGCAATCACAAGGCAATGAAAGCCCACTCTTATCCCACATCCACCAATATTGCGAAAGTGAACTCCCGTTCACCAAAGAGAAAGAATACAGGGAGAAGTACCTTTCATTATGTGCTGCTGCTATCATCCCCAGAGCACAACCACCACCTCTACCGTCATTCTGTTTTCCCATTACTGGACGAATTATTGTACTACCCAACAACATCGCTTCACTTGCTCTCATAGACTCCTCCTTCTTGAATTTGAACTTCTACTCGTTTATCTATCTCTCTGTCTTTTGCTGTCGGTCCAAAGCCATGAATCAAAACAGGCACTTCCTTGAGAAGCTTCTGAGGTGAATCCATATATTTGTCCAGATGATTCAAAGCTACCGCATCTACACCATCACAGCACCGAAGGGCAAACTGAAAAGCCGCTCTGTCGAAAAAACCGGTTCTAAACTTCCCCTGAAAACCGGAGCCACTGTTATGAAACTCTGGAGAAATTCTTAAGAAGTAATCGTCTTCATCTTTCAAAGGGCCATCTCCGTGCCTGGTAAAATAACTCCTAATCACTCCGAGCCTACAAACTGAACCAACATATCCACACTCTTTCAACAACGTAAAAGCATTCTCAAACGTAGTATTCGTCCAACTATTAAATCCTTCTTCTCCATACTTCTCATCCAGGAGAACTCCCTGTGCTCCCTCGAAGATCGTACAATCCGTTCCTTCTAACAAAGAAGCTAGCTCCAGAGAATCTACTATCGAAACTTTCTTTGCCCATTTCTGATAACAATCAGCGACCCAATCTATTGCCGCTGGCTCTTCTAGCACTCTCATTTCTTCCCGAATCTTTTCATCTCCTACTATGCCTTCTACCGCCTTTCTGGAAACTTGTTGCATAAATCTGAGCTTCATTTCCGATAGCCATTCCAGCTTCAAATCTCCTGCAAACAACACCCGCATTCCATAGCGAATGTGATCTGCCCTCGTCTGCCCCACTCCCTGTCCACAACTTGTATGCACCCCCAAAGCTAGCTGCTCTATACGATTCACCGCTTGTTGGAAGGGAGTTACGATTAACGCTTCTGCGTCGATTGTAGCCCTCTGGAACGCGTCAGAAACGCCAATTATATGAAGATGTTTCTCTTCCTCCACCATCGAAATTGGATTCACCAGCATGAATCGTGACAAGTGGGACTTAACACCTGTCACGAACATGCCGCTACCAAACTGAGAGAACGTATGGTGCCTGCCGTCGGAAGTAACTACGTTGTGAGCTGCTTGTGGTCCACCGTTATAACGAACCACCAGACCAGCTCCTTTCTCCCGAACGAGGAAGTCTACTGTTGCCCCCTTCCCTTCGTCACCATACGCCAAACCTGCTACTACATACACCTGCGTTGTCACAGCCGACTAGCTCCTTTTGCTTTCTCTCCTATATCAGGCAATGAACCCGTACCCCTAGCCAAATCTCCCAACTTCGCCATTCTCGCCAAAGCTTGAGAGACACTAGAAGCTTCTGACTTCGTACTGCCCACTTCGATCAGGTCTCTCACTATTCCATCCGAAGACACTCGCCCCTCATTCAGCCCGATAACTGAACCGATCATCTCACAAATCAAATTGGGATGTTGGAGGGTAAGTACCGATTCCTCTCCAAACAACTTGACGTACTGAGCTCGGGCATGCTCGTAACCCCGCTCTGGCCAGATTACAAACGTATGATACTGCCGCTGTACTTCTTCGATAATCTCTGCAATGGGAATAGACTCCTGCAAAGATTCTCCGAAGACATCTGATACATGCGAGGGAGTTACTTTCTCGAAGATCGGCTCATCTGCATACATGAAGTAATAGCCCTTCTTCCCTCTCTTCTCAAAACAGTCAGTAACCGTCTTCCGTGCTGCCGCATAGAGCAAGAGATCGTAGGACTCCCCATCGTTTCCTCCGCCATTTCTCACCAACCAGATATTTCTGATGTGCTCATCGATTCGGTTGTCTGATTCATAGTCGGAAATCTGAATTGCATTCCTTCCGACTACTGTGTAGTCGTCATTGGCTGCCACCAACAATTGTGGATCCGTCAGATACTTCCCCAACAGGTCCATCAGATTCGGCAGCTTCTTCTGAGCGTCCACTGCCCGCTCATAGTTAGAGCCCGTAACGTCAAAAGCCACAAACACGGCATTGGAGTTCGGATGCTCTACGCTATCCCGGCTCTCCAACTTGCCGAAAGGCTTATGATTAATCCGTAGGGGATCCAAATCATCATGGATCTTATGTGTCTTGACTGCTGTTGCTGTGTATGCAAAGTCTGCTGTTCCCGTTGAAACTCTTGTTGCTCGATCCGAGTGATACCTAGTGGTATCCCATTTTCCGCTTCCCATATTTTGTTTCTCCTTTTCTTCTTACTAGATTTTACTAACCAATAATTTGAAACTTCGCACTTAACTCTACTGTCCGACAGTAACTGGATCCAAATCAACTTCTGACAGATCGGGCGAATCGGAGGGCACAAGTCGTTGCAGTTCTCTAAGCTCACGATTTCCTCTCTCTGCTCTCGCTAATCTACGTAATTGCATCGAGAGCCTCTTATCTGCAATCAAGGCGTCAATAGCCAAGCAAGCCGCCTCAGCCCGTTCTAGAGGAGTCTTAGCCTGCCGATAAGCGAACTTAGCCTCCGAAGGCCAATCAGTACAGTGGGAATCAAACAGCCACCTTTCTTTTGAATTCAGACCAAGAATTTTTGCCGCCAAGGCCTCCACGATAAACATGGTATTACTTGGCTCCATAACAGAATCAAATTCCCAATCTAAAAGAAGACAATTACTTTCTGGTGCTACATAGCCTTCCATAAGCACAGCGTTGCCCGCCAAACATCCAGCTGTACCACATAAAGGCTTCTGCTCCATAACGACCGCAGAGCCACTACCATAAATCCAATAATTCTGTCTGTAGGTCGCCCCTTTCTCAGCAAGAAGGAATCTCTTCAACTTCTCAAGCTTACGTATATTCGCCATGTAGCCTCCTCAAAGGTTGAATTCGTGCCATTTCGGGCTGCCGTAAACTTTTTCCAACACCTGCTTGAAAGATTCAAAATACTTACCTATCGACTGAGGCCTTTTCGACGCTATCGGTTGCGTACACTGAAACAGGCTCTCTATAATTTCCTTGGGCAAATGCTTCGGTGGATGCCCACCAGCAGTATTATCCCCCGCCAAATAGAACATCGTCTTCGCACCCATATAAAGATCTGTCCAGGGACCCAACTTCTCTTTCGCTAAAACCTCTGGCGCATAAAACTTCTCATAACGGGGAACCCAGGCACTCAATCTTGTTCTCGATTCCAAATCTATGGAGTAACACCAATCCACCAACCGAATAGAATGGCAACGTTTATCCCTAGCAGGAGAAGCGTCAGAATCTGGGTAGAACATGACATGTGGAGGCAACACTGCTCCATGTAGATAACCTATTTTATTAGTCCATTCCAGCAAGACAAGAAGTCGCTTCCACATCCAAGCCATCGTTCTACCATCCACTCCACCCTTCAACTTCCTCCGAATCTCTTCTCCATTGTAAAAGCCGCTGAAACAATTTAATACGTTCATCCTCCGCCTCGGGCCAACCCCTTCGTCCAAAAAGAAACTATCCGTAACTATTGGAACACAATCTGCCCACGAGTCTTTCGGTAGCCGAAGCCGCAATTTCTCCAACGTAGCCACCTCTGCCCTCAGTAGGTCGTTATCCGCTACGTTTCTCGCTAACTTCATCACAAAGCCATTTCTAAGCCTGGAGGATTCTAAAGAAGCCACGTGAAGGTCCGCTATGTCCCCTGCACATAACGGACCTTCACTCACATACTTCCCTTTAATAATCACCAGCTCTCTTCCCGGCAGTGGAATCTTATCCCCATAGGTGCCCTTCTTCAATCTAACTATAGCCACCTTGTGAAATTCTTCCAGCTGCTGAAACAACGCACTCGCCAATGAAAGAGCAGAAGGATCCGCCACATGCATATCGGGATGAAGAGCTTTTGCCAACTGCCGATAAACCTTCTTCAATCCTTCCTCCTGCTCTTTCTTGGTTCCCTTCAAACCGTTGCCAAATACGTCTTCCGGGCAGACTGCCCTTTCAAGAAAAGACGCGATCACCTGCAACTCATTCACGCTCATTTACGATCCTTCTTCTTGCTCCTTGGCTAGCTCATCTTCCACATCCGACAAATCCGGCTCTTCTAAATTCGAGGCAGGAAACACTGCTGACTTGAGGCCCGTAAATTTGTTCGTGCCTTCGACATCTCCCTCTTGCCCATCTTGCAACCCAAACCAATGACCAGAATACGATTCATGCCCCACCGGCAAGAGCACTTTGATGCCCGTGATCTCTTCGAAGACATGAGCATTCACAAGGTATACAGCCAGTGTACCAGAAGGCTTTTCCCTCCACACTTCCAAGCCATGTGGATCTGGATAAATCTTCTGAATAATCTTTCCACCTTTGCCAACTCCCATTTCCGAAAACTTCGTCGACCTGGACTTCACACTTTGCACACTCAAAGTTCTAGTTGGAGCAGAAGAACCTTTCAAAAAGCTCCCATCACCTGCATAACTCATAGTCACTGATTCATCTGTCGGATGTGTCCATTTGAAATCGTCTCCATAAGCTGAGTCTCCATAGCCCTCCATGGGACCATGCTTGATCGCCAACTTCGAAGGATCCTTCGGATCAAACAGAGCAATACCGAGAGCTCCCGTCTTGGACTCTGAGCCAATCAATTGCTCCGCCACTGAAATCCCTTCTCCTTTCTTATACGGCGTTGCCACAAATTGATAGACAGTCCCATCTTTATCTTTCCAACCGTCCAACCAGGGCTGTGGAGGAGCTACCAAATAATTATCCTTCTTCAGCTCCGTGCCCAACTTCTCCCCCGTCAGAGCATTCACACCACCTGCTCCCACGAGAAGAGCCACCGGATGCTCACTTAGAGTAAACGACATCCACATCGCTTCCGTGTCGTGAAGAGACACGAAAAAGCCCTCTACTTCCCAATTCTCTGGGCATTTACCTTCGTAATCTTTTACTGGATACAACTGCATGTGCCCCAAACTTGGAGGCAGGTTAGAAGGTTGCCTTCCTTCTGCCACTCTCACCGTTCTGTGAAAAGTTACTTCCATTGAACCAATTCTCATTGTTCTCTCCTCCTTAGAATTTAAGTGGGGCCGTGCCCAGCCATAGGTCAGCCCCACTCTTCTCAGACTTTGACTTATACAGTCTTCCGCCCTTCGAAGTTCGGCTCATCCCAAACATCGAGATAGAAATTGTAACCAAGAACCTGCAAGATCATGAACGGATCCGGATCTATCGCACGAGTCCTCTGCCTGTGCAACTCAGAAACTAAAAAAGTTTTCTTGAGACGTGGCATACGACTCGTGAGTGCCTTAGATATTCGCGTAGCCCGATCAAGCGCAAATTGAGGAATCTCAGCTTTGTATTCTGAGATTTCAACCATGCGCCACGCGAACCGCGCGTTCCATGACCGCCGTGATGCCTTACGGCGCACCTTGGATTGATATGCAAGAACCGATTTCTCGTCCAGGGGTGTGATGCCACAGGATTTCAAAATCGACTGCACCTTCACGAGTTGCTCCCGATTCGTGAGCTTCTCAATGACTTCCTTATTACGACGCTCACCGAAACGGTAGCCAAGATGCTCTTCTGCCTCTCGAGCCACTTTCTCGTTCAACGTCGCTTCTGTTACTTCCGGAAACTGAACTGCTTTGCGAATCAGAGTCGTTGCCATCGTCCTTCTCCTTTTTTCTGCATGCTGGATTTTACAGCTACTTCGTCCACCGTCCTTCAAACTTGTGTTCGTCTAATCTAAAAATCCCCAAAACTCCCGACTCGGCTTCAAGAACTCAACTCCCACATGCGTCAGACCACTATACGTTGTCCCAAAGCGAATCACTGTTGCTTCCACTTCCGCTTGCGACTTTGGGTTCTTAAGAAGAAGCTGTTGCCCAATTTCCACTTTCTCCTTTAACACAATCAAAGCTCCGTGGGCGCTCACCGAGATCGTATAGGTCTCTTCTTCAAATTTGTCACCGCCAGGAGACTCTCCCCGAATCACAATCCCAACATCGTGGATGGATCTGTCACTACGTCTACGTTCCACCGTTTCCGTCACTATTCCACCTCTTTGATTATTTGAAATAAAAGACCCCACTGAGGGCCTGAGTATATTAAAAACCCTATAATCAAGTCAAGAGCAAAAATAGCCACCACTGTAAGTTCCTCTTCATGCATATGCACTCTGCCCGGGAGTCTCCTCATAGATATGCACCCTTGATTCCCCCACTTTCTGCTTTGCCGGCTCAATCAAAGCCTCAATGATGCCATTCACATTTGGACCTCGAAAAATAAAAAACTCATCTCCTAAATCCTGCAACGTTCTATTCCGCCCCAAAAACGCCTGAATGAAAAACGCTCTGGGAATTTCTTCCCCTTCAAACTTAACCCTAACTTCTGCAAAGATGATCTTGTTCTCCATACAAAGTTCCCTGACAATCTTACCGATGCCCCGATCGCAGCCTGCTGAAACTACATTTAATCTCGTCTTAGAATGTTGACTAACCAAAGCTTTTAATAGTTCCACTATGGTTTCCTTATCCTGTAGCAATTCTGTTCTCTCCCTAGCCCCCACAATTACACAATTCATGTCCAACCTTTCTAGTTTCCATGCGCTACTTTTCTAGCCATGGGTTTCACCAAGATTATAAACTTCTAAGCTAAAACCCAAAATAAGGAACTCCCTTAAACTCTTCCCAATCACTCTCTACACCAAAAGCCTCTATAACAAGTATATCTTGAGAACCAATTTCTATCTGCAAAGTCTTCTGCACTAATGGACTTACCAAATGTACCCAAGGGCCATGCATTCCATCATCCATAAAATCCAATTTCAAATACGCTTCCGGTAGCCAATCAGGTAACCTAACCCTCTCTATTCTTTTTTCTACTACTTCATCTATCGTCATCTGTCATCCTCGAAATCCCATTCTCTTTTACAATCAAGACTCTTCTGGAATCCTCCAGCTCTGAAAGGATCTCCCCATTATGTGTCACACACAATATACAAGAGAACTTCTTAGTCACTTCTCGCAGCCCTCTAGCAAACTGCCTTGCGGATACAGGGTCTAGGCCGTCTCCGGGTTCATCCAAAATGAGCAAATTCGTCTTAGGTGCCACACTCCTTACCGCAAATGAAGTAATCAAGCTAGCCATCTTCAATTCACCAGCGGACTGATCTTGGATATTTTCACCACCATGAGCATTGATCACTTGAGCATCCAAACTGCCTTCTTCATCCACCACAAAATGTACTTGAATTTCTTTCTGGGCAAAAAGCTCTGCGTAGTAGTCCGCCTCTACATTCAACTGAGGCACTAATTGCTGATTTAGAAAAGCCGGAAGACCACCGCGCGAAAACACTTGTTCTGCGTAAAGCAAAACCCCCAACCAAGTCCTAAGCTTTATCTCCTTCTGCTTCTGCACTTGCATCTGTTCCAAAATCCTCTCCCGCTTAACTTTCAACTGAAACAGCAAAGTCTTCTGCTTTTCAAAGTGCTCCAAATGAATCTTCGTTTCTCTCTTATCTTCTCTAGCCGCTGCAACTTTAGCTTCCAAAAACCGATTTCTACTCCAACGAACCAACTCCGAAGGAAGGTCCTGATCCACACTCGGCTCTTTCTTCTTTAGATCTTTCAGCTTCTCTTCTAACTGTTCTATAGATTTAATCAATTTCTGTCGCTCTCTCTTGACATGATCCCCTGTAATTTCCTGGCGGCAGACTGGGCAAATCCCCTTTAACGAACTAAAGTCATCCAAACTATCTCGTAGCTGTACAAGCTGATTATGATAAGAAATCTTCTCAATCTCCCAATTCTTATGCCCCGCTCTCTGCTCTTCCAGCTGCTGCTCTATTTCAGTTCTACGTTTTTCTGCTTTTATCTCCCACTGCTTAAGTTCCTCCTCTGCCCGCTGTAAAACCGTAGCTGACGCCCTATAGGATTTCTCAGGATTCGCTCCTACACCCAACGTTTTCTGAGCCTGAAGGAAAAGGAACTGAAGATTCTCTTTTTCGCTATAAAGCCTCTGTAGCGTCTCCTGTACGGATGCTAATGAGCCTTCCAGAGACGTTTTCTCCTCTTTTACAAGTTTTCCAGCTCGCTCGAACCTTTCATTGTTCTGAAGCCGATTCAGAAAAGTCTTCCGCTCCGATTCTGTTCCCGTCAACATTAAATGTGTGCGCCCCTGATCTACGTAGATTGCATTGGATAAAGTCTCCCACGTGTAACCTACTGACTGCTCAATCAGCCGCTGTGTTGCTTCTGGTCTGTTCCCACTCTCAACCGGATCTCCATTGATAAAAAGCCGCAACTTCCTAGGCTGCCTACTCCTTTTGACAAAAACTTTTCTTCCCTGCCCATCCTCCAGCCAAACCCCTACAAAGGATTTCTCATTCTTCTTGGTTCCTCTCCGTATCCAATGGTCATGTTTCTGCCCCTTAAACGTTGTACCAAATAAAGCTACTGCTATAACGGCCAAGCTGCCCGATTTACCTGCGCCGTTTGATCTATTCCAGTCTTTATTTCTTCCTGCTACCACGCAAAGACCGGGGGTGAGTTCCCAGTCCAACTTCTTGAAACTCAAAAAGTTTTCTGCTGAATACTTTCTAAACCGTAACTCCCCACCCTCTCTAACCAGCCCACCTGCTTGCTTCACTTGCTCCACTAGGTAACCCAAAACTCTTTTCTTATGAGGCTGCAACTCTCCGGGAAGCGTCCTCTTCAAATAGATTGCCAGCTTCTTCTGATCTGGATATTCCGCTTTTATCCCATCACTACTGAGTTCCCTTTCCATGATTTCTGGAATAACCAAAATCTCTGCACCAACGTACTTCTTCTCCGCCTTTTCTTTTGCTAAACGGAGAGCCCCCCCTATGTGCTTAGCATCTGCACATGGCACTTTTATTCTAATTCTAGCTCCTTCCCAAGTCTCCGGGGCCGACTCCTCAAATCCTGGCCATGCAGGATCGTACCAACCTGGAATCTTTGATCTTATCTGCTGCAGCTTCTCTGTTTTCGTATCAAAGAGCAAATATCCTTTTCGCTGATTTGCTTCGCCCCAATCCGTAGCAAATGGGCTACCTACGTACCAGACGTTCTTTCCGACTCTATGCTGCAAGTGAATATGGCCTCCGATGCAGATTCTGTATCTCTCGCAATATAAATCTTCAATAGATAGCTTCGAATCTGACTTTGCATGCACATTGTACTGTGCTCGTTTGACATCGCTATGAAAGACAAGAATTGTCTTCTCACCTCTCCCAATTCTTGCCAAATCATACGCTTCCCTTCGCAGTAGGGTTTCACTAGCTCTAAAAGGCAACACTCTAAGGCTCCATCCATCCGCCAACAAAATTCTAGCTGGGTCATCATAGGCTTCCGCTCCCGCTTTTCTCAGCACTGGAAACCAATTTTGTTTATCCACGTACATCCCCGTTCTGTCATGATTTCCAAGGCAGATCACTACTTTGAGACCACCCTCTCTCAACTGGTCAATCGCTCTCAACGCGAAATTTGTTACCCTCACATCCACCGGATTATAAACTTGCTTGACATCTCCACAGTGCACTAACAGCTGAAATCCCAGCTTTTTCTTCAAAGCCAGGATCTCAGCTATTACTTTTTGGCAGATCGGAATATTCTCCAACTCTATCTGCCAATCCGATGAGAACAAGAGACGCATGCTATCCCAGCTTCTCCATCTTCCTTCGTACCGTATAAAACATTTTTCTCTTTTCTTCTTTGGTGATTCGCCCTTCAAACTTAGGCTCGTTCCAAACCTCCAGATAGAACCTTTCCTTGCCAAGCACTGCAACCAGAAACGGATCTCTCAGAGGCACCTTTTTCACTTCCTCTATAAACAACTCAACCATGGGAATCTCTCTCTTCAACGTAACCGCCTTATTCAAAACAAACTCGGGAATTGGCTTCTCATATCTACCAATCTGTGTCCAACCCCACTCGACTCTTACAGGACTTAGAGATCTTTTCTTTGGGGACTCGACATCTTCACCATCCTCGTAAGCATCCTTGACCTTCTTCGGCCTATCGTCATCATCCTCTTCATCGTCATCCTCTTCGTCCTCGTCATCCATCATAACTCTAGCTGCCCTACCATCTCCTTCCAAAATTACCTCCCTCTGCAACTTCTCTTCCAACACCTGCCTCTGATATCTTCTAATCTCATCCTCATCCAAAGTTTCCATCTGCAGCTTTGTCAGAGCTTCCCGCAAAGGCATACCCAACATCTGCTCTGCCAAGAGAGTATAACCCAAAACTGATTTCGCATCTCTCGCTAGCAACATCAGATCTTTCTGCATACTCAGCTCTTCCCCTGCTGGAACTGCTCTTGCCAACGTGTCTATCGTTAACTTCATAGTGTATCTCCTTTATCGTATAGGTCATCCCTATCTTCCTCAGGCCCTTTGAAAAGATGACATAAGTTATACAACGCTGCCACCGTAGCTGGACCCTGAGTTACATCCGTGCAGCTATCTACTCTCGAAACCATTTCTATTGCTGAAGCCATTTCCTTTGCTCTCGGCCCCGGTATCATACTAATTAAAGCCCCCTTGAGATAACCTGCCACCGACGCCCTGATACCTCTCAAATCATCCGACGTCGCCTCTTTCACCTCATCCCGAATCGTACTCCAGTCCCCCTTTTCCAAAGCCCTACAAATCGCCGTCGCATCCAAGCTCGTAGTCAAATTTTTTACCGCTTCTTTTGACTTCATGCCCGCCTGATAGTTCTCCACTGCATTGAGAATAAGCGCCGGCGATTGAATCTTTGCCGCCCAAAGTGCCTGCACCAAAGGCTTCGCTATCTTCTTCGACTTTACTTCCGCAAGACCCTTCATAACTAACTGCTCAATTTCTTTCGCCTGCAGAAGCTTCAACTCCAAGACAGCGCATCTTCTTCTAAGCGTTTCCAGAATCTTAAATTGCTCCGTTGTGCAGATAATCCAAACTGTAGTCTTCGCCGCATCCTCAAAATACTTTAGCAAAAGATTCTGTGACGAAGGTGAGAGCCTCTGTGCCTCATCCAGGATAAACACCGAGCGTTTAGATGGAGGCGCTGGCAAATACACAGAGGCTTGCGCTACTGCTCCTATCTCCTCCACTCCAGAAACTTCCGAAGCATTAATCTCTCGAATGGAAAAAGATGATCTAGCCGCCAAGCACTCATCACACGGCTCCCCAAATTGCTTCTGGTGTTTACACTGCAAACTGACTGCTATAATCCTTGCTACCGTTGTCTTACCCGTGCCTGTCGGACCCGTAAACATCCAGGCTGCCGGGTCCCTCGTCTCCTGCTTCTTACGAATTACTTCTACGAGAGTCTCCTGCCCAATCAACTCCGACAGCCTCCTAGGCCGCATGCTAACTGCCAAAGGCCTCGACATCTATTGACCTGCCGCCATCACTGTCATCTCTTGAGTAAACGCTTCCGCAATGGACATCAACCTCCTAGCTCGTGGAACTGCCTCCCTCTTCCAGGCCTCCAAGTCCTCTGCTGACAAACCGGAAACATGCTTTCGCAAGATTGCCACTGCCTCCGCCAAAGTTAGCCTATCATCTCCTACTGCTCTCACCATGTCATATAACGGATCTGCAACTGACTGTTCCGAGCGATCTAATGACTCATCTTGCTTCGCCTGTGCCTTAGCCATAGCTACACCTCCACTTTCTCTGATTTAATTTCATTCTCAGACACATACTTGAACCGACCATCATAAAAGAATTTGAAGCCACACTTTCCATGTTCTCTAGAACCCTCTCCCGCTTTATTCTTCCAATTCTGCAGTACCCCTTTGAAGCCAATCTCTTTCCCATCTTTCAAGATCGGCCCACCTTTTCTTCTCATCTTCACTCTAACTGCACAGAAAAATCTGATTGCATTTCCACCCATCGTGTATTCCGGATTACCATATCTACCAGGAGCCACACGAATCTGGTTCACCAACATCATCAAAACGTTATAGTTCGCCGCTCTCTGCTGCCAACGAGGGAGCAACCAACTCAAAAACGTTGCTACAGAAACGCGTGTCCTCATGTTCTGCTCCAGTCCGGCTTCCTCCGCTTCTCTTGGAACCAGCCCAGCTATGGAATCTATACCAAGAAATAACCGACCATGAGGATTTCTTTTGTGATGCAACCGCATCCACATCTCAATCTCTTCACACTGCTCTTCTGCTGTAATCATTCTCTTCTGCTTCTCTGTGCCAAATTGACCAATGACTGGCTGGAAGACCACAACTTTGCTCGGATCCAAACCAAGCTTACTAGCCCAACTCTGATCCCAAGTAAGCTCCAAATCCCACACGCCAACAGAAGCCCCATCTCGCTGAGCCAAGCTAGCAAGTGAATACATTTGCGCTGTCTTTCCATGGGATTCATACCCACTCACCTCTATTATTTTCCCATAAGGGAGACCATTGGATTCTGAGCCAAACACTGCATTCAATAACTTACTACCAGTGCCGAGCCAGTAGTCAATCGTCTCCTTCGTGGGATGCTGCAGCCTTTTCTTTATCATGGCCAGCTCAGCCTCCGCCGTTAGAGAAAGCTGAGCTTTTACTTTATTTCCCACAGTATCTCCTTCTACGTCAAAGGCAGAAACTAAAGATCATCCTCATCTTCATCCTTGGGCTTTTTCTTACTCTTCGGTTTCTCTTCCTCTTCTTCGTCTTCCTCTACTTCTTCTTCCTCCTTTACTTTCTTCTTACCCTTTGGTTTTTCTTCCTCCTCTTCGTCTAAATCCGGGAAGCTATCATCCTCTTCTTCGTCTTCCTCTACTTCTTCTTCCTCCTTTACTTTCTTCTTACCCTTTGGTTTTTCTTCCTCCTCTTCGTCAATCTCTTCCTCTTCGTCCTCTACAACTTTGGACTTCTTTTTCCCTTTCGGCTTCTCTTCCTCTTCTTCAGACTCCTCTACTTCTTCCTCCTCATCCTTTGACTTCTTTTTCTTGGGAGTCTCTTCTTCCGTATCCAACTCTTCTTCCTCTTCTGTCTCTACAGCTGCCTCCTCTTCGTCTTCTTGCTCATGCCCATAATACGCGGCTTTCATCTGAGATTCATCGTACTTCCTAACTACTTCTGAAAATGGACGAAGCCTCTTGAGGATTTCCTCTGGAGCTTTAGACCTATCTTCATCTCGTTCCAAGCTACCATAACGCGTGTCTCTCATGCCCGTTCCGCTACGAGTTATCGTAAGATTGTAGCCTTTCTTAATGTCCACTATGTCATGTCTGCTTATAATTCCAAGCAGACCGTTTGCTAAGCTCTGAGGCATCTCCCAAAGAGCTGGACCCAACCATTTCTCGGAGTCCTCTTCTTTGTAAGCAATTTGGATTGCAAACACATCTCTACGAGCCATTCGTTCCGCTGCTTGCCTACGGATCGACTTACCAGATTTCTCCAACTTGGGAATTATGGTATCACAAAGGAAGCATTCTCCAGACCCATTCTTCTTTTTTCCACAGCGAAGATAGGCTTTCTTAGGACCCACCTCACTGTGCATTCCGTAGTCAATGTAGTCTGGCCTGTCTTCACCAGCTGGATTCGGGAGAAGCCGAAATGTCGTAACCCCTTCTGATAATTTAAACCGCTTACGTGAGGTCCTCTCTTTCAACAATTCTTTTGCAGCAGCCTTCTTGTCTACCATTTCCGTACCACCTTCCTAATCTAGTTTGGTGGTATGTGGCCTTCATCCAAGTGACCTTCATGCTAGCGATCTTCATGCTATCCACGCTAATGGTAAACAGAACTTGTTAAAGCAGAACCTTTTTCATACTTCTCTTCCAGCTCCTTTATAAACTCCCTCTTATCCGTCAAGTACTGTCGCAAAACATCTCTAATCACTTGCTTCGTCATGCCAAGGGCAAATCCAAACAGAAATAAGCCCCACGTTGACCAAGCCACTACTGCCAACAAATGGGAAAACATATCTCAATCCTCCTCCACCTCATTGTAGGGAAGACTACGTTCCAAACGGTCTTTTTTCTTTTTCATCTTCTCCACCTCTCCACCCGTAGCAGAAAAATTCTCTTCTATGTATGCAAACTGAGCCATCACTCTCAATGATCCCCTTCTGTGCTCATAAGCTTCTAACAACAGCTTTGCCCACTCCTCCAATCTCTTAGCTTTAGACAACTTTTCTTTTGCCGCTCTCAGCTTGGGAGAGCTGTCCACCAAAGCATTTAGGTACTTCTCCGTAGCCCCTTTCTTTCCCATATTTCTAGCTCTCACTTGCAAAGAGAGATCTACTTCCAAATTATCTACTTCCGCTTCTGCTTCCTGTCTATCCTTCATCCTCTTAATTCTATAGGAAGCTGCCGCCATAAACAGCTTCGCCTGTTCCAAAGCTGCCACAGGAGTTCCTTCCTCCGAGAAGGCCAACCTATCTAGCAACTCTTGGAGTGAAGTCTCTCCTACGATGATCTTTTTTTCTACCATGACATATTATACAGTTCTGCCATTCAAACTGCATCTGCCGCCATCTGTACTTTCAAACTCTTCTCAAACTTTCTATTCTCAGCGCACCAATTTTCCAGAAACTCATCCGGAGACTCTCCCATATAATCCTTCACCAACGTACCCATTCTAAAGCCAGCTTTACCTTCCGCTTTGAGTGGAATCTTCCAATCCAACTTGGGCCAATGCTTCTTTACATAGAGTAACGTATCCTTCTCAAGAATCTGAACTCCTTGCTTAAAAGCTTCCGGCAAATTCTTCAAAGCTACAAACGCTGCCAGAGAGTCATGGATTTCCATGCACATGCGCTGCCACAGATGATACGTTACTTTCTTCAACTCCATTACTGCCAACGAAATCAACAGCAACTGATGTGCTGTCCCCTGAATTGGGCTATTCACAGATTGATTGCGCCAAAAAGTCGTTCTATCTTCCTCCACCGCCTGAGAAATTTCTCGCCTGAATCCGAACAAAGTCTCCACATATCCGTTCGTCTGTGCGAATTCTACCTGAGCGTCTAACCATTTCTTCACGCCAGAAAACCTAGCGAAATAACGATTGTAGAGTCTCTCCACATCTTCCATTGTCATCGTAAACTTTTCGTGCCGCTCTGCTGCCTCTGTCTTCAACTTCGCATAGAGAGTCTTCGGTACCAATCCATAGATAATTCCAAAATGCAAACCCTTGACCGCTGTTCTCGTCTCTCTATCCGTCTTAATCTTAGCCAAGGATATATTCGTTAACTCGTGCCCAACCGCCGCATGTAAATCTTCCCCCGATAGGATCAGCTCCGTCAAGAGCTTATCTCCAGACATCTGAGCCAAAACCCGTATCTCCAACTGTGCGTGATCTAAGGACAAAAACACATCCGCGTCAGCGTATTTTTCTGCCAAGGTCATCTGCTTTCATCTCCGAATAAATATCAAATTTTAGTTGCACTAGAGCATCCGATGCCCCTTTGCAAGCGGTAGCCATTACTGTCACCCACTGCAGATAGATATCCAGCGACCTTAGAAGCAATAGCAAATTCCTATCCCAGTCTTTCTTCTTAGTTTTCTTTTTCTTTTTCGGCATTCTTTTTCCTCTCCAACCAATCTCTATAAATGCTTCTCCAACGAAGATCTGAAACGAGTAGATTTTCTATTGCCGGATCTCCATGAACGTTCTGCAAGTTCACTATACCGCGTGTTTTGTCCCTCGATCCACCAGAGCGAAGCCTACCCGTAATCGTCCCGGTTAGCCACCAAGACGTTTTCAATCTGCCTTCATGCAACTCTGCTGATTTCCTAAATCCCTTCATATAGGTCGACTCTTTCTTCGATAGCTTTCTGAACACATCAACCAAACCAGGAAACGGATGGTAGGAGCTCAGCATTTGCATCGTATCATGATTGGTAGTTCTTTGCCCATGTTCCTTCCTCCACCATTCATCCAAATGCTCTCCCAACTGTAACTTATCATAGACCATCTCCGCTACCTGTCCCGGAGCGTTGGGATTGAACTTCGGATTCCCTGCCATCTCCTTCAGTTTATTCTTCAGTTTTTCCAGCTTTACCGGAATCCATTTCTGCAAGAGTTCATCGTGCTTGGAGTCAAACAGTGGACCATTGTTCTCCATCCTAGCCAAAGGGTATGCCGCTCGGATGAACACCTGCAACAGCTCCCAATTCACCTTACCAGCATTATCCATTTCAATCCTCTTGGTCAGATCGCAATCCGCCCCGTTATACCGAACTATAATCTCAGGAGGCACTTTCAGAAATGAAGCCAAACCCGTTTTCTTATCTCGGTACGGTTCTAAAATCTCCTTATATCCAGCAAACTCCCTAAACCGTACATCCGCTATCGCCTCCAAACCAAACGCTTTTCTCCCAGAGAATCTCAGATACTCAGAATATTGAGTATCATGATCATATCCTCTGACTTTGATCCCAAGCAGCTGCTCCAACTTACTCACATCGTAAGAGCCATGCTGAAATGCTTTTTTGATTGAGCCATCTTCCAAGATCTTCTTCAGCAAAGCCAATTTTATCTTCACTGCCTCTTTCGACTGCTTGATAGCCGAATGCTCCAAAAACACTCCTCTAGCTTCCCCAACTTTCCAAGAGAATCCAACATAGACGATTACATTTCTATCCCCGTCCCAATCGTCTTCAATATCTACTACGATTCTCTCTCCTTTCGAAGCCGCCGCTAGAAGAGGCTCCGTTATCTCCACATCGAGTTGCTTAGCCGTAACTGATTTATAATCCCGTGCCTCTATATAGGCAAACTTCCCCCCATCTTCCTTCGCTTTTTTTACCACGATTTCCAAGGCTTCTCGAAATTCTGCCAATTTTGACTTCGGACCACCTCTCAAGAAATAGCTAGGATGATACGTGCAAACCACCCAAGCATTCAGCCGCTTGGAGTAAAAAGTCTTCTGATCTTTGCGATACTCTCCTTTCAGAAGGGCTTTCATCGCCACTTTACCCAACACCAAGTGCACTTTTGCCTTACCTTGATTTATTTTGATTGCTTCTTCTGTATAAATAGAACAGCAGTGAATCTCCTCTTTACTAGGCTCTCTTGGAATCAGCTGATCCAACTCATTCACATCTACCGTCCAACATCTTACAACGTTCTGCAAACCACAATCCTCCCGTTTCAAGCCAACCTTTGCTGCCTCCGCCCACAATAACTTTCCCGCTGGGCCAACTAGCTCCATTCTTTTTATGTTCTCCAACTCCCCCGGATTCTGAGCCCATATCATAATTTTCTTCCCAACTACCTTTTCCAAGTTCATAACCTTATGAAGGCCATGAACTTTGTTTAACGGACAGAACTCACAGCCGCGACCTTTCTTTGGCTTCGCCGAAGCTATCCGCTGCCTTTTCTCCCTTGGCTTTCCTACTTTAGCAGGGGAAATCTTATCTACCGACTGACCAAAATCTAAAGCTGAGCCAAACTTAATCATAGTTGCCTGCTAACTTCTAACCTTATCGTGTCATCATCCGAATGATGAGTAGACACTTCATAAATTACACAGGGTGCTTCCGCCTCTTTCTCCAACCAAAACCGGTGAGGCTGTCCCGGCAGGATTGTGATCCTATCTCCTTCATTTAGTCTATAAGTGCAATCCTTATCTCTCTTTTTCACCCACAGAAAACATTGACCACTTCGAACAATAAACGTTTCTTTCTTTATCCTGTGGTAATGCTCTGACGCTGTAAAACCAGGATGAAGAGTCATCACTTTGAAGCAATACTCTAATTCATTCAGCCAAATTTCTTCCCGTCCCCACAACTTCGAAACTACTTCTATCGGACCATATTCCATAACACCCTCCACATTTACTCTCTCCTTCCAACAATAAGGTCTACACCCGCCCCACTAATCAAATATGGGGTTTTCTTCTCTTCGTCTACCCGCACTTTTACCGATTCCGCATTCTCCCCCATGTACTCCAACACTGGCTGCACCAGTTCCAGAGGCCACTCAAAAGACGCTTCTTTCTTCAGCCCCTCTACTGTCATCTTCTCCTCAAAAATCCCTTGCCTAATTCTAACCAAAGCTCTCAACTTACTGTCTTCTAATTCCAAACGCAAAACCCAGTCTTCCCTTTTCATTCCAACGAGATAATTCGCCAGCCTCGTCATCATCTTCGTGAGTCTGACTGCCGGAATCTTAGCTATAAGAGGCCAATTCCGTCCTCTCTTTACTTGCTCGAAGATTTTTCTTTTCGGAAAGTCTTTCTCCGCTATAGCCGAAACCGTGCCCTGGATGTAACCGCATCCACAATCCAGCGTCACCAAATTGCCTTCTATACTCACCGCCTTTACCAAACCCTCTCCCAACAATGGAATCACGCCCACTGGAAAAGGGATTCTGATCTTACTTTCGTTCTTACTTACACCCATAAAGAGAACTGTATGATTTGTCGCTAACACAACTCGACCACCAATGTATACGCAGTTCAGATGCTGCATGGAAGGATCGGCTGTTGAGCAGTGATTCGAAGCTATCAACAACTTCCTTAACTCTTCCGTCAGCTTTAGCTCCTTCAAATCCACTAAGTCTCTCCACTGCCCATAGCCATCCACTGGATCAGTTCGCAAACCAAGCTCCGCCCGTCTGCTTCCTTGTTTCAGTCGAATCTGTGTTTCTTCTAACTCCAGATTGAAATTTCCTTTCCACTTATCACCCATTAGAACAAATGGAGTCAACAGTCTTCTGTCGATATAGAAGGCGCCACCCTCTTTCTGACTTTGAGCTTTCCAAGGAACCCTAACTACGGCACTCACTGACGAAGCCATGGCCAACTCCATATGCTTCTTCGTGGGAATTACCCTTATATAATCGGACGTAGGTGTACCCGATCTCATCGGCACCAGTTCCAAAATCTTGATCGCCTTAATCAGATCTTCTTTTTCTATCTCAATCCAATTCATCTGTATTCCTTCCTGCTAAATCGTTGCAACGGCACACCGAACTAAGCAAAGAATTTCCTCTGTCTTTCAACTTATCTTCACAAGTTCTGTCTTTCTGGCAGTGTGGGCACTCCCCCAACTTATACCAGCCACAGTAGCAACGAAGTCGTGGAGCTATCGCTTCCATTTCTTTTCTGTAATCTCGCTGGTATTCATTCAAATAATCATTGAACATTTCTTTCCTCCTACCAATCCGTTCTAGGCACATCTGCCCTAACACTAGCTAAAAATTCTTCTCGCACCGAGGGCCTAAAAAATACGCCACGAAGAGCCGTTGTCGTCGTAACCGCTGCTTTCTTGACTCCTCTCATTTCCATACACAGATGCCGACCACGAATTAAGCACGCTACTCCCCTCGGATATAAGCCATTCTGCAGCGCTTCTGCTATCTCGGCTGTAGTATCTTCTTGAAGAGCTGGTTTCTTCGCTAGCAATTCCGCCAATCTAGCCAACTTGGACAAACCCAACACTTTTTTCTTGGGAACGTAAGCTAACCACACTTGCATCTTCAACGGTAAAAAATGGTGCGGACAAACAGACCAAGCCTCGATTGGGCCCACTGTAATCATCTCCGAGGACTTAGCTGGAAACGTCTTGGCTAAAATCTCTTTCACCTGCTCTCCATTGGCCATCAAGCCAGAGAAAATTTCACAATAAGCTCTAGCTACACGCTCTGGAGTCTCTCTAAAATTAGGCCCTAATTCATCCAAACCAAATTCTCGACCCATAGAACCCAAAATCTCGCGCATGCACTGAGCTACTATAACCTCAAATCTATGCTTCTTTGCCGCCAAAGCCGTAAACGGATCTTCCTGCTTCGAAACGAACTTCTTGATTGCAGTCACTTTCCTCAAAGAGCTGACCCCCAACTAACGTGGGTACTTTTCTCCATTCTAGGTTTATACCAGTCATTCATATGGCTAAATATCCAGCCATTGAAAATGAAACGATACGCCAATGATCTTCTCAGCAAATCAAAGTCCCAACCCAATTTTTCTACGTAACTTTGCACTGACTTCAAAGCTTCTGGAGCTAACGTAGTGATTGAATTCTTACTTGTACTTTGCTTCAATCCTCCTGTTAATGAAACGTGAATCGTGCCCAGAGATCCTCTATCCGGATCCATCGAGATAATCGCTCCGTAACTTGCTGTCCGTGACCATGAACTGCTATCAACGCTATACCAAGGGTACGCATATGTCAGAGCTATCGAAGTAAGACCAAAGCCGTGCATTTTCACATGATAGCCTTCTATGGCCCTAAAAACTTCGTCCAAGCACCTTCTCGCCCCTTTGTACGTCATCCTCTTACCTACACCAGGAGACATACCTATTCTCTTGTAACCAAGATCCAGATATTTCTTCAGCCAATCTATCGAAGCATCGCCATGATAAATTGGCACTGGATTCAACCCTTTTTCTCTTAACACTTTCGTCATCTTCCAAACTATCTCTGCCTTCGGAGCGTAATCGAAGGTGACGTAGAAATCCCAATCCTTTTTTCTTTTCTTGCAGAAGTGAACATACTTGTCCACCGTATCTAGCCTCAACTTATCTATATCTGTCACATCTTTCCGCTTCACCAGAAATTGCTGAAACGAAAAAGCTCCGGAATCCATCATAATATGATTACAGTGCTCCACATCCACTTCATAAGCTTCTAAGGCTCTAGGAGACCAATAAATTGCCTCTGGGTCTAAGTATACATAAGAAAAACACCTATATCTCACTCCGCTACATTTCAGAAACTCTTCTTCCAACTCTCTCGTATGAACAACCGTATGAGACAAATAGATCCTCGGACTAGCATCTGCTTGAGGGGCAATCTTTGGAACTATCCCTTCGGCTAGCTTCAGCTTTTCTGTTTTTCTTGCCTTCCACCGGCCAGATGCACTACCTAGCATTTCTTCTCCAAAACAATGTAATGCTCTCCGTAGCCATCTGAAAGTTCTACTTTCCCCTCTACTTTTGTGGGAATGCTGCTGCCCAAGTAATCATCTATGATTCTACTCTCCTCCACCGACTCCACTATCAGAAGCAGCATTCTCTTCTCTTCCGGTTTACCCAAGGAAAACACTCTCGGTTCTAAGCGCATTTATTCCCCCAAAGTAACTTTTCTCAACTGGATCTTTCCGTCCGCTGTCTCATCCAACAACCAAAAGGATTCCCCATCCAAAATCCCTCTTCTAAACTTTCTCAACAGACCCGGAGCTCGGGTAAGACCTTCTTTCTCCGCTAATTGTTTGAGCTGATTCATGGTTCTTGGTTTCTGTAAAAACAGAAAAGCCTTCTCTATTACAGATCCTCTCCTAAAGGGAGTCTTTCTTGCCAGTCTTTTCAACAAAGAATTTGCACACTTTCCGGTCAGAGCAAAACTCTGAACACTCAATTTCTGATTCATCGAATCCAAGCCTTCTTCCTTTCGTCTTTTTCCCAAAGCAGATATCTGAGTTTCTCTGCCTCAGCTTATAGCAAGTAGCACAAATACCAGTTTCCACAAAGTACTTTCCGTTTATAGCTTCCTGAACGCTGAACTTCTCGTTACATTCCAAACATAATAGAAGCTGCTTCTCAAGCAACTTTCCCGTAAGTCTAGTCAATCCAAACTCCCTTGCCCATTAACTGTCTGCAGTCATCTGCTGTAAGTCTGTATCTAGTTGTCAAGGATTTAAACTCTGAGCAGAGAGGCAAAACTTTTCCTGGTCGTCCGTGCTTAGGACTGCCAGGACCAAACCAACGCTTCATCTGTTCTTTCAACTCTTGAGAAGCCTCCCGATAAATTCTATTCAAAGCATCTTCCGCCTCCAAACGAGCCAATCTTCGATCGGGCAGAGCCATCGCTTTGATATCTTCCAAAGGGAGCCTATATCCGAATCTTTTTTTGGTCTGCTGTGAGAGTGTGAAGTTCAAAAGTATGCTATTGATACCACACCATAGATAGGTGCTTTGCGCACCTCTTTGTGGATTCCATGCTCTTTTTCCAACGCGGGTCAGGATGTAAATGTAAGCATCTTCTATAAGGTCGTCTGGGTCGACCCAAATCTTCGTATACGCTGGTAAAGTCCTCCAATATCTCCAAGCCAGCTGGAGAACCAATCCTCTGTATCTCTGAATTACAAGCAGATCCCTTTCTTCATTTCCAGACGGACGGAACATCCGCTTGCTCCTTTCCTCTCCCAGTAAATCCGCTTTCTTTTCTGGTCTAAGTCCGAGACGTCGTGCTGGGCTGGTTATTTAATTTTCCAAAACGTAGCTCGTTCTTCAAACAACTCTGACAACTCATACCGACCCAAGAAATGATAGAGAGTCTTCTCCATCTTCTCTGAATGCTGCCACCTCCTCTCTGGGTACTCCACAACTAGATCCAGCACCTTTTTCAGCTCCGTCTGCTGCTTTTCCGTCCAGACTTCTGACTCTATATCTGTAACAATCGTAGCCATTCTGTATTCTTGTTGAATCCTAGCCCAATCGTTCCTGTACTTCGCCAACAAAGTCTGAATCATCATCGGCTGCTTGAACCAATTTTTGTCTGGGCTAGCTCCTGCTGCAAATAAATCTCTGGCCTTAATCGGCCCGACTTTCCAAAGCCCTTTAAGGTTATTATGCCCACCTGCCATTGCTTCTACTTTGACCCAGTCCCTCGGTGCTACTCCCTCTTTTCGCTCTACGTCTGCAGCTGTGATGAAATTCTTATCCCAATTCTCCCAAACTTCTACCCCCTTCATCGTCAACAGCTGATACAAGTCTGAATCCATAGAATGCAATCTAACTTTGCAATTCTTTTCCACCAGCCCCTTAGCCAAAATGCCCATCAAGTCATCACACTCAACTCCCGATATTTTGATCGTATGGAAACCAAGAGCTTCCAGGAGAGGCTCCAAAACTGCCAACTGCTTCTGCATTCTAGGAAATTCTGGGTTGACTTTCCTGTTCGCCTTATACTCCTTCTGCATCAAATGTCGCCACGTAGGACTGTCTGCATCCCAGCAGAACACAAACCTCGCTTCCGGTTCGGCTTTATGAAGTCGCAGCAAGTTATACAAGAAACCGTGAAGCATGCCCGTTGGAAAACCTTCTTTTGTTTGCAAAGCCACATGGGCGAAATGTTGCCGGTACGAAATATTTTTCCCATCGACCAGCACCACTAGCTTTTCCATCATCTACTTCTCAATTCCAACCTCATCTGGATATCTAAGAGAGGCGAATAGACTCGGCGATTCAGAATCGCAACTCTAATCTCTGCTGGTATCATTTCATCTGCTTGTTTAACCGGCCAGGGAAACGCCACTGAAACTTTCATGTGAGAAACCAGGTAACTAGCCACTCCCAAGAATCCTCTTACGCCTGCCCGATCCGGATCTGGAAATAAAATCACTTCCTTGAAATCCGAGATCTCTGCCCACTGCGTATTCGTAGCACCACTGCCCAATAGGGCCGCTGAACAGATTTTACCATGCGTCGCCCTCTCTATTGCCAAGGACTTGAAAATTCCCTCTGAAAGCACGATCCAACCACTCTTATATTTCTTCGAATTTGCATTATACACGAACTTGAGGCCCTGAGAATTGAGGTATTTTGGCTTCCTTTTCCCCGTGTAGTCCCTACCTACAAAACCCAATAGTTTCCCTTCTGAATCTCTCACTGGAAAAATGATTCTATCCCGAAATCTATAATCGTAGGGAGCAATCCCAATCTCATATTTCTCCAACTGCTCCTCCGTGATGCCCCTTTCTCTCACATAGTCCCAAGCCTCTCGAGCTAACCTCTCTCTTTTCAACTTCCAGAGAAGCTCAAACCCGTCTGGAAGTTCTACTTTCGCTGATCGTCTTCTTGTCTCCCGTGTAAAGGAAGTCTGCTGTACTTGCTCCAAGTCAAAATCTGAAGCTCCCAACTTCCTGACTATTTCTAATATCGCTTTTCTTGAACTCCAATTGCAGTTGAAGCAGTGTCCCAATCCCGAGCTAATATTGAAACCGCATCTAAACTTCTCATCTGGAGATTCCCCCATATCTGTGCAAAATAAACAGCAAATTCTGTATTCATTGTCATCGGCAGAACTCTGCCTTACTTCTAACCCCCTACTCATCAAAAGATCAAAGACATTCATTTCTTATAGCACCCACTTTGCCTATTCTTAAGATACACCCGCTTTCCTCTCCAACTCCAGCTTTTCACGGCGAAGAGTAGCGTCCCTATCATAGAAAAGCATTCTGTCCTTATCATTGAGAATATTTGCTCCTACGTGCTGAATATCATTTCTGTGCTTTTCTATCCATACGAACATGGAATCTTCTCCCCACTCTCCCTGCCCCAAGGAAAGGACAAACGTTGCTTTTCTCATCTTGGATATATCTTCTGCTATGTGCTTACCACGGATGATCTTCAGCTCCGCCGATTGTCTGTCTGTCTGAGAAGCTGTCCAACCGATCAAACTGTGCCTAGCCAACACTGCCCGGAAGTCTCTATAGATATCCGCAAACTCCATTCGCCTTTCTTGCTGCTTCCTCTGAGGTCTAATCTCATCATCGTAATCCACAATGACTACATCCGCCATGAACCCTTTGTTTCTTTGCTGCTCCCAAATATTCTCTACCGCTCCTATTGTAATGGCCCCATCCGTGCCATCCACAACTTTAAGTCTCGACCTGAGTAACTTCTTGTATCTGTGAAACTTTTCCCGGACCCGTTCCGGCATCTCTGAAAGTCTCGATAGGGGTAAGGACGTAATCGCAGCATCGAACCTGTCTTCTATGTCCTCTCTCGGATCTTCCAACGTAAAGTGTAGTACGTTGAGGCCTTGCAGAGTATAAGCCAAAGCTAGCCAAATAAAAAAGAGGGTCTTTCCCCTCCCATAGGGAGCCATAATCAACCCCAAGTGCTTCCGAGCGATGATCCTGACCAATCTGTCTATCGGATCTATCAAGAGCACCGGGAACCTCTGCCTTCTCCTCTGCAGAATCCTTCTCGCAATCCTTTGCTCCAACTCCCGGTCATTGAAAATATCGACTGGCTCTCCCGCTTCTTTTCCCAATTGCTCCACTGCTTTCCGAGCCACTTCCAGAAACTTATCCGGAGTCAAAGCCCCCGCCTCTACCAACGTCGTCATTTGATGGATAGCCAAAGCCAAACTGTGCTCTATCTTGTACGTCCTCACTTTCTCCAATATCGCATCTGCCGCCACTCTCTTGTGCCCATTCGTTAGCAAGGCACCGTAATCCAGGATTCTTTTCTGTGTTTCCTCTTTCCAACCCGACTTCTGGCATCTGTCTAACAACTCGACCCGGAGCATCTTTCCCAAGGGCTCTCTGTATCTGGACCAAAAGTTCAAAGCCATTTCTGCCACCAAGGTCCGCTCCATCCCTTCATGGGCATTCATCTTCTTAAAGTCTTCCACCGTCAGAAGATGACTTGCCACCTTGAGAAAGTCTCTGTCATGTACGAGAAAACCAATCAATTGATCTTGAAAATGAGCATCCTCCCAAAATGAAACTTCTTTTTCCGCCATTATTGCACTCCCCCAAAGCCGTTCTTTCAAACCCTGTTCGGCATACTAATCATAAATTTCTACTTCTCTCTGGATTCTTTTTCCAATTCCATGAAAATCCTCCTCTATCCCATCCACCAGAACCTATCTACTGCCTCTACAACGGTCTACAACTAATCATTTCCATGGAGAATGGGAATTTATACCACCTTTTCCAAAAAACCGTTAAAAACGACTACAAAGCCCTTCCAAACACTCTTCGCTTCAAGGAAGCTTGTAGTAAATCTTTTCCAGGTGCTCCACCTGTAAATTCGACAGATCTCCCTTCCTCTCATACTGATCGTGCAAAGACGCAACAAACTCCTTCTCCCAATCCGACAATCTTTCCGTGTAATCAAAGCAAGCCATGAGCATCTGATGAATCTGAGAACCTCTATCTTGCTTTGGATCTAACATCCGGATCTCTCCTCTTAACTTCTACTGCTTCCTCTTACCTCTTTTCTGCCGGGAGGTCGCAGATCTGATCATCCTCCTACTTCTAACTCTCACCACCTCCCGGACCGCTCCCACTTCTACCATCAGCCTATCTACCTCTTCTTCCAAGCCGAGTACTATCGCTACCCCCTTAGCTCTAGCCAGGATATCCGCTACTCTCTGAAATTCCGACAGCAACACTTCCATGGACTGTTCTGAGTCTGACCTGATCTTACTGACATGCCAATATCCTTGCTCCTGTCCAGGAATATGCACATAGGCCACCGTCTCTACTTCCTTTTCCTCTACGATGCTAATGACCCGTACGCTGCGGATGATTTCCCGAGCTGTTTCCAACCAATGCTGCTCCGCTGCTTTTCGCACATCCCATTCAAACTGATCATGGAGTGGGCTGGTGGGATTCTTTGCATCTTCTATTACCAAGTTCGGAGTCAGAAGCCCATGCTGCTGATACAGATCGTTCACTCTTTGTCTAATTGCCGGTGTCTCTCTGATCATCGTTCTCTCTCCTTTATTCTCATAGCTAACCGCAGCTCATCCTAGCAAAACGAACCGCTCCGGTCCTCTTCTCATCTGCCTAAACGAACCAGATCTCATCTGACCTATTCATTCCGTAACCCACCACATCTGCCACACTAGATCCCAGCTAAACATTTCTTAGGCCAACAACCCGAACCATATCTGCCTAACCAAACCAGATTGTATCTGAGCCCTTCAGAGCTCTGCTGAACGCTGCGTCCGTTTCAAACCCGACGTGATCTGCCGAGCCGCTGCGAAGCCAACCGCTACTAGCGCTGAGCACCGGAGCTAATCTGCCCGAGTAGACCAGAGCCGAACACATCATAGCCAAACATCTCCGTGCACCCGAGACCGCAACTCATCTGCCATTTCTTTCCGAACCTTAGCCCCTCCAACCATGAAAAAGCACAACGCATCTGCCAAATCAAAACCAGATCTGAGGGACCTTCTTATCGAAGAACCCCCAGATCCGTCAAACGCGCTCCTTACTAAGCCAACTGACTCTCTGAACTCTCCTCTACTTCTTGCCCGTTCGGCTTGGTGGTCGACGCTTCCTGGGTCCCCATCTGGAGAGTCTTGGTGAAACCTCTCCGAACCATTTCTTTGTTGTACCAGTGATACAACTCCTCTGTTTCCGCATTGTAGAATGTCGGACTCAGCATCGCTGCTTCCTGCGCCTTTCTTCCACCGGTCTTGAGAATTTCCAACAACTCTGGATCATTGGCCGACACCGGCTTAAACTGCCCGTAGTTCGCCAACCCCTTCTCCGAACGGAAGTCCCCGACGCCGATGTAAATCCCTCCAGCCTGAAGCAAGCCCATGATCACCTTGTCCTGAATCAATGGAACCACATAGGAAATCGACAACTTGGCTGCCCATTTGGGAAGGATCGGTCTACTTCGTATATCTGGCGTTCTGTTGATATCAGAGTTTCTCACCACGGACATGAGCAACTGGGGAATCCCATAAATCGAAACCATCTCCCCTTCCACGTAAGTCAGTCTGCCGATGACCGCCTTCTTGGTTCCGGGCAGATCCAACGCGGCATTTCTCAACGCCCCCTTGAAACACATCGAAGGCAGCGCCAACAAAGTAGGTCCCGTTTGCAACATGTGTGCAGCCGCTCTGAACTCTTCCAGAACCATATGCTTGGGAGAAGAGCTTTTGTCCGCCTGATTCTTCTTCGGAGGAGGCTGCAACAACTGCTGCTTCGCTTTCTCCGCCATGCGATTGACAATCATGGGTTCTGTGCCCAAAATGTAAGCTATGAGCCTCCCTTTCTTGACCTGTGGCAATGAAATCTCCAACGGAATTTCTTGCTCCTCTACATTCTTTTTTCTCATCGTTCTTCTCCTTTTATTTTAGTTGCCTTACCGTTCCATTCCATAGCTCCGCTCTCTGACCGTATCGCAACTAAGCCAACCATTTCTGCCAAACCAACTGCTAACGACCCTAAGCACAGCCTAACTAAGCCAAACCACTTCTGCCTTAGCTTTCGCATCGGAGCATAACGGAGCTGCACTTATCCGAGCCCATCGCAACCCAACTGCCGAACTTTCCCAACCATTTCTCAGCTAAGCTCGCCTTTTCAGAGCCACCACTACCGCAACGCCTCTGCCTGTCCTAAACTGACCAGAGCTCAACAAATCCCAATATACCTTATCCCATCTGCCATAGCTCTTCTTAACCGAGCTATCCGGAACGATCCTTTGCCGAAGAAACCAAATCTAATCTGCCACACCATAGCGGAGCCAACTGTGCCTCCTCTCTTCTTACCGCATCGAAACTGAGCAAGTCGCAACTCATCTGCCAGACCGTACTCACCAGAACTATGCTTGTCAAAGCACTACGTAACCTGCCACCGCTAACCGTAACTGCCTAAGGCAAGCCAACCATAGCCTAGACCAACCTATCCGAGCTATCCACATCCGATCTGCCATAGCACCACCGACCATAACATCCCCTACGCCACCACTACAACGCTGACCATGCCTAATCTGCCACATCGGACCACTCCTCTACTCACCACTAACTTCCTCTTCATCTCATAGCCGAGCTCTCCAGATCTGCCACGGTATACCAATCCACACTGCGTCCAAGCCCAACTTATCTTATCTGCCTCACCAGAGCTAAGTCTTCCAATTCGCAACAGAGCCAAACCCAACTTACCCGATCTGCCGGGCCAGAGTATAGCCAAGCTGAAACCACCATAACTACCTGAGCAAACTATATCTGCCACTCCATATCCAAACGAAGTCTGAGCTTACCTCTTCAGAGAATATCGAAACAGCTCGTTCCGTAACACATCTGCCTAACCACTTCTCAGCTCAGCACATCCAAGCCCAGCAAGGCACTTCATATCTCAACCAACCTCATCTGCCACATCAAAACTTTTCTAAGCTAAGCCAACTCACCCAACCACATCTGCCAGATCGCAACGCAGCTCCACTCATCGCTGCAAAACTCATTACCTCGAAGGCTAAACAGATCTGCCATACCGAATCTAAACGTAGGCGTTTTATCTCTTCGAAGCTAACCAGACCGTTACTTCGAAACAGTTATACAAGAATCGAATTGAGAGAAATCAGTGAATCGTTTCTGATTTCTCTCTCCTCATCTTTCTCTCATATAAAACCCCTAAAGCCATGCCAATTCCGATGCTCAAAAAGGGAGAGGCTTCTATTGAGAACTTTCCCAATTCCCCTGGGTCCAATTCCAACGATTGGCAAATCTGGATAAAGTCTATCTTCTGAATATCGATTTCCTTGAACAGCTCTGATAAGGTCATTGTTTATACTCCCTGAAATGAAATCCAAGGATTATTTCTGTATCTTCTCCTCTTCCTTCTTCTCACCCAAGATTTCCTTTCTCTTCTCTCCCGATTCATGCCTCTCTGATACTGGAGAATGACTTCGTGGGGGTGCTCCCAATTTTCCACCTTTGGTTCTCTATCCCAAGCTAAGCTCCACTGCCTCGCTTGCTCCTTAGTTCTCCACCTCGTTAAATGCTCCCGATCCGGAAACTGCTCCGCTATTCTCTGTTGCAGCATCTGCTCCGATTTCTTTCCCACCAGGGTGGCTATTCTGAATCCCAAGCCACTACCTTTTTGGTATCTGGCGAATCTGCCTCTCCAAAAGGGAACCAGCTGCTTCAACATCCAAGCTATGCTGATCTTGAATTTTTCCTCCCACCCTGTCAACACCAACAATCTCAATTGATCCTCTAAACTGGGCTTAAACCAGCTTACTCCCAAATCCCTCTTCAACACTTCTTCCACTATCGCTGTCACTCTCAACATTCTCATCTGCAACACTGCTTCTACTTTTTCCACTGCAACAACTCCTTCTGCAACAACTATTACTCTTCAACATCTATGACATTAACCAACTCTGTATCCATATATGTATTACAGGGATACTGTTTCAGAATCCTAAGAGAAACTCTTAGGCATCGTTCTCCCTCTCCTTTTGAACCAAGTCCAGGAGTCGTTTCTCCGCTAATTCCAGGATTTTCTGGGCTCCTATCTCACTATCCGCTTTGAAAACTGGAATACCAATGTTTTTTAAAGCTAGTCTCCTGCTCTTCGCCGCTTTTTCAAATCTGTTCCCAACATCTGCAATATCCACATACACTAACCCTTTTTTCTGGTCACAAAGTCTCACCCCTCTACCATACTTCTGAATCGCATCATTCCTGGACTTCATTCCAGCTGCGTCTATAATTACATCCACTCGTTTGATATCTACTCCCTTCTTAAATACTTTATTGGTCAGTAGCACCCTAACTTCCCCTGCTTCAAATCTCCTCTTCGACTCAATCCGCTGGGAAGCCTGCTTCTCACCGAACACCAAATCATGTGGAATGTCTAGAGTATTACTTAAGCCTTTCAGGTGTGCAATCCGCTCCAGCAACACAATCACATACTTTCCCTTCTTATGTGCTGCCAGGATCAGTTTTTTAATCAGGGTATTTCTCTTCTTAGACTCGGCAATGATCTTGACGTATTCCTCTCGATAGAGATTCCGATAAAACTGCACTCTCTGAAAGTAACTCCAGCCTCTAAAAGCTACTTTCTCAACATCATTTCTTAACTGGACAGAGACCGCTACCCCTTTGGAGAGAAAACCATCTCTCACCCCTGTCTGTAAGGGGTACTCAAACACAATGGGACCTGCTAGGTCATAGGCTCGATAGGCTACATGTCGTTTCTTGAGTTCCAATGTGGCTGTAAGACCAAAAATTACTGGCGGCTTAATTGCCGCTACTGTCTGGAAGTTTCTTCTGTTGAGGGCTAAATGAATTTCGTCTATAAACATTGCCTGAAGGGTCTTGATCCAAGGAAGGAAGCCACGGTCAAACCTGTGCAAATGAACTGTCTGAATAGTTGCTACTGTAATTCTCTTCGGATTGAATTTCTGATTACCAATATTTCCAACCGGCTCACCTAACACTGCTTCTAGTTCCTTCTGAGCTTGGTCCAGTAACGTCAACTCATCTACAAAGAAAACTCCCGCTCCCACTAAAGCCTTAAAATAGAGGCCAGATTGCAGCGTCTTCCCTGAGCCTGTAGCCTGTAGAATAAGGCCACCCGTTTTACTTGCCTTCAACATTTCTTGGAAGCACTGCTGCTGATAATCTCTGGCTTTCTCTGGCAGGTCGTACTGTTTTAATTCTGGAGGCTTCCTTTCGTCTTCCACTAGAAACTTAATTCCAGCTTCTGCTTCCAACTTCTCTCTGAGGGCTAAAAAAATTCCTGTGCCCACTGAATCATATCTCAAAAGATGTATAAAGCCATCCCACCCCGGTGTATTCCCATTCTCATCTACAATCTTAGCTGCTTTATTTTTTATATAGGCCTTACCGCCCGGGCTGTACTCCCAACCAGGTTTCCGATACTTGAGGATTTCGTTGAAAACTTCGTACGGATAGGGACGGAGGAACATGGTTTTTCGATTCAAAAGCTGTACCGGTATCTTTTGCATGGGGGCTTAATTCTCTACAACGGAAGTAATTCTAAAGTAAAAAGGAGGACGTGGGTAGAAAACTTTTCCAGAGGGCTGTGAATATCCTTTTGAAATGTGGAAATCTCTAAATGGGGTTTGCTCCCTCTCCGTAAAAGCCGCTGAACCCTTGACGTCCTCTATTCTGATATATCTTCTGCATTAGATCTTCTAACGTCACATTTGCTCCAGAGCTAGTCTTCCCATATAAATCCTGCCAAGCCTGAAGCCTCTTCATATCCGCTTGAATTTCTACCATCTTCAAATTTACTAACACTGTCTCACTCTGTACTCTCGCGTTCACCATATCTGTTATCTGCTTCTCTACATCTAAATTTTGATTCGACACTTGCAGCTGACTAGCCAGAACTGCCTGCTGCGCTCCAACAATTGCTGTCGTACTCGCTGCAAGGGAAGAAGAGGCCGCTGCTGTCCTACCAGTCGTAGGAGAGGGAGCCAAAACGACACCAGTCGGAGTGCCAGTATTGATCGTAGGCGTAGGTGTTCCTAAAGGAAGCTGGCCAGTAGGATTTGGATAAGGTGTTCCCCCCAACGTAACTCCCATTCCAGATGAGCCTGCAATCGGAGCAGAACCAGAGACTGGAGGAGCTGCTACTGTCGTTGCATTAGCGCCCGTTGTCCCACCAGCGCTAGTTGGTGGAGCACTGGAGGCTTTCACTTTATTCATGCAATCTGTCCACGTAGCCAAATCATCCCTGTAGTCTTGTGCCGTATCATAATCACTTCTCTTGGGCCGAGGGCCACAGTCTGATGCCGTCACGATGGGAGCTGCCGGACCCGTATACGTACCACCAACTGTTGAAGAGCTACCACCCGGAGCCGAAGGTGAAGTCGTGGGCAAATAACTTACTGGCATACTATTCTGGGCGTTCCAATAAGCCAACGCCTGTTGATACTCTGCTTGATTCTGAGCGTCTACAACATCATTACCCGTCTTAACTGGGGGTGTCGGCCTGGATGCTGGGTCCCCCGTCCACGGGGTGTAAGCCTGCCCCAAACCAAGTTGTTCCAAAGCGGAGAGCATCGTTGTTGGTACTGCCCCCTGAAATGCCGTAACGAGCTGTGCCAAGGCCCGAATCCTCTGCATATCCTTATCTGTCTGTGCATTCTGCAGAACGACCAACTGAGATTCCAAACCAACTCTCGTCGTAGCTAAATTGAAAATCTGCTGCTCTGCATCCAGCTTATGCTTCGAGACTGCTATCTCTTCATCCAGTTTAGCCAACTGCTGAGCACTCTGCTGCTGAAGCTGCTGCAACTGAGAAGCCTTCGCCATCCACTGAGGCATCTGTCTCTGCGCAACTCCACCACTCATAATCTGCTGAATCTGCATTGCCGTATTGTTGATTAGATCTTGTCTTTGCAACAGCAGATCATTATACTGTAGAGCATTGTTGATCGCATCTTGTTCACTTTGGTTCAAATCATTTAAGCCAGACGTTACCAAATTCTGGAAGGATCTTTGCAGAAACTCATTGGCGTTTGTAATACTACCACCAGCATCTACATACTGCCGATACTTCGCAATGATCTGATCTACCGAGCCCAGCACCTGCTGATAAGCTTCCGGGGCGTTCAAAATCGTTAGCTGCTGGTCGAAGTTCTTCAAGATCTGCTGCTGTTGTTGCTGCAACTGAGCCAGCTGCTGTTCCATATTTGGTAGAATCGCATTCAAATCATCTCGGCCACCTTTTCTACCCGACAACGTACTGATAGCATTCTGGATTGCCTGCAACTGTAAAGAAATACCAGAACCCAACGTCACCGTACCCGCCTGAATCCCCGACATCACAGCATTGAACGTTGCACTGATATGCTTCGCTAATTCATCTGTCTTGGCTCTAGCTGCCCCCGTAAAAATTCCAACAATGCCACCAATGGCCGCACCAATGATTGCTCCACCAGGAATCGGAAGCATTCCACCTATCTGTGATCCTGCCTGAGCACCTCCTATTGCAGAAGCCGCTACACCACCTTTCCCAGAGAGCACTGAGCCAACGCTCCCAACTAGCTGCATCGTTTCGTTAATGCTCTTTGAGAAAC